TGTCATTGAGATCGTCACCAAAGAACTGATTAGCAGAGAACTGCTAAAAGATGTTTTACAAACGAACGATCCTCTGAAAGTAACTGACGGACAACAGACTTTAGACGATGATGTAGAAGTGTATACACATGTCCGTTTAGAAAAAGAGAAATGGATTTGGCATCAGGAAGTTCAAGACAAAGTAATTCCTGGCAGCAGAAGTACAGCACCTAAGAATGCCAGTGCTTGGCTTCCTTTACGCTTTAATTCTGCAGACGGCGAGGACTACGGTCGAGGTCGCGTAGAAGAATTTCTAGGAGATTTCCGTTCGTTAAATGCATTAAGTCAAGCCTTGATCGAAGGCAGTTCAGCAGCTGCAAAGGTTGTATTTTTGATCTCACCCTCTAGTACAACAAAACCAGCAGCCTTAGCTAAAGCAGGTAACGGAGCCATCATTCAAGGTAGACCAGAAGATGTGGCAGTTGTACAAGTAGGTAAAACTGCAGACTTCACAACAGCTGCAAACATGGCACAGTCAATTGAACGAAGGATTGGCGAAGCATTTCTACAACTAAATGTACGGCAGTCTGAACGCACAACAGCCGAAGAGGTCCGCCTGACTCAACTTGAATTGGAGCAGGGCTTAGGCGGCTTGTTCTCACTCTTGACCGTTGAGTTCCTTGTACCTTATCTAAATAGAATCCTTTTAGTTTTACAACGTAACGGACAGCTACCTAAGATTCCAAAGGAATATGTGCGGCCAGCCATTGTAGCTGGTGTCAATGCTCTTGGACGTGGTCAGGACAGAGAAAGCCTGACAGCATTCATGACCACCATTGCACAGACATTGGGTCCAGAAGCACTTCTGAAATACATCAACCCAACAGAGGTAGTAAAGCGTTTAGCAGCTGCCCAAGGTATTGATGTACTGAATCTAATCAAGACAGAAGAACAACTTGCTGGAGAGAAACAGCAACTAGAACAAGAAAGAACACAACAATCACTAGTTGACCAAGCCGGTCAATTATCTAAATCACCCATGGTTGAACAAGCCGTGATGGGTGAGGAAGAAGAACCACCACAACCACCAATGTAATATGAGTGAAACGCTTACATACGACAATACACCTGACGCTGAAGTACTGACTGCTGATGAACAAGATTCATTGGCTGTTGGCGAACAGCTAGAGGAGCAACAAAATGAACTCCTAGCTGGTAAGTACAAAAATGCAGAAGAGCTTGAAAAAGCCTATGTAGAACTGCAAAAGAAACTAGGTGAAACAGATAGCGAAGCGGAGGAAGCTGAAACAGAAGAGCCCGAAGAGCCCGAAGAACCAACAGAACAGTCAGCCGCTGCTGAACTGATTTCTAATGCTTCTGCTGAATACGCAGAAAGCGGAGAGCTAACTGCAGAAACTAAGCAAAAGTTTGCTGAAATGAGCAGCCAAGAATTGGTAAATGCTTACATTGAAATGCAGGCTAATGCACCAGAACCAGAAGCTGCACAGGAAGCTGTAGAGATTTCGGAAAGCGAAGTCAACCGCATCAAAAACTCAGTTGGTGGCGATCAAGCCTACGGACGGGTAATGGAGTGGGCATCGCAGAACCTGGAACAGAACCAGATCGATGCTTATGACAACATCGTTGCAACAGGTAGTGCTGATGCAATTGAAATGATGATTGCTGGCTTGAATGCACAGTACGAAGCCAGTAACGGCTATGAAGGCCGCATGCTGTCTGGTAAGGCTGCAACACAAAATAGTGATGTATTTCGCAGCCAAGCAGAACTAGTCAATGCCATGAGTGATCCTCGATATGAAAACGACTCTGCATATCGAAATGATCTACTTGAGAAACTAGATCGATCAGACCTTAACTTCTAAACATATGAACAACGTATCTGAACTATTGAATGGTCGAGTAGCAATGCTCGGCATCGTGGCTGCCCTCGGAGCCTACGCAGTAACTGGACAACTTATTCCCGGCATTTGGTAATGGCTAAAAATGTCAGTCTAAAGATCGGTAAGCATAAGTCCCGTTCAGGTGGACTGACAAAAGCTGGCCGACAAAAATACAACAGAGAAACTGGATCAAACCTGAAGGCACCACAACCAGGCGGAGGGAAACGAAAGAAATCCTTCTGTGCCCGAATGAGTGGTGTTAAAGGTCCAATGAAAAAAAATGGCAAGCCAACTCGTAAAGCGTTGGCACTTCGTAAATGGAAATGTTAAATGGCTAAACAAGGACTATACGCAAACATCCATGCCAAGCGTAAAGCTGGTAAAAAGATGAGGAAGGCCGGAGCACCTGGGGCACCGACTGCAAAGGATTTTAAAAACTCAGCTAAAACAGCTAAGAAAAAGCCAACCAAAAAATACTGATGCTTCAACTAGAAGATGCTGCTAAGTACTACAAAGGTTATCAACACCAACGTGATGCTTGGCAGTGGTTACAAAACGAACTAGATGAAAAAACACTAGAAAAATTTGCAGCCATATACAGAGATACAAAAACTCAAAAGAATCCACTTGATGTAGTCTGGCAATCTCAGCTAGACAATACAAGTCAAACTGGTTACAGGGAATGCTTTTCGTCAAGCATGGCAATGATCGCAATGTACCACGGCAAAGTTAAAAACGATGATGAGTACAATCTAATTCGTGCATGTTATGGTGATACCACCAGTGCTGAAGCACAGTTAGCAACTTTAAGGTATCTAGGTTTGTTCCCTAGGTTTGTTACTGATGCAAGTGTGGAAGATCTCAAACAAGAAATCGATAACAACAGACCTGTAGGTGTTGGTTGGCTACATCAAGATCATGTGTCAGATCCTGGTGGAGGTGGACATTGGAGTGTCGTCGTAGGTTATAACTCAAGAGGAGTAATAATGTGCGATCCAAATGGAGAAGCTGATCTAGTTGAAGGCGGTTACACGTCTAATAAAAATGGGGACAAAATTTTGTACTCATATAAAAACTGGGAACCCAGATGGAGCTTCCCTTCTTATTCAGATGGCTGGTGCATGATCGTCAAGCCAGACTAACGGCCCCCTCAGAGGCCACATAATATCTGATTTTTCCTTGTTAACTCCCAAGGAACGGTTACGGACCTAGGACTGGAAAAACCTAGGGTCTGGCAGTGAGGCACCTCAGAGAAGGACTTCACTGCTATTGGCATTGGCCCCTTACGAGGGATACCCTTTGCCGTCTAGACGGTGGGAATAGACCACAACAACTGAACGTTCGGAATAGGAATACAAACGACTTAATTTATTTTTAATTTAAATGGCACAACAATCTTCAGTTAATCCAGCTCAGTTGGTTAACTTAGGCCAGTCCAATCTGGCAGGCGACAAGCGAGCTTTGTATCTCAAGCTTTTCAGCGGTGAGATGTTCAAAGGCTTCCAGCATAATACAATCGCTCGTGACTTGGTCATGAAGCGTACACTTAAGAACGGCAAGTCATTGCAGTTCATCTACACTGGACGCATGAGTTCAGAGTTCCATACTCCTGGAAACAGCATCTTGGGTAACACCGACGGTGCGCCTCCAGTAGCTGAGAAAACAATCACCTGTGATGATTTGTTGATCAGTTCAGCTTTCGTTTATGAGCTTGATGAAACACTTGCTCATTATGAACTTCGTGGAGAAATCTCCAAGAAGATCGGTTATGCACTTGCTGAAAAGTATGACCGCTTGATCTTCCGTGCAGTTGCACGAGGAGCCCGTCAGGCATCCCCCGTGAGCGCAACGAACTTCGTTGAGCCCGGTGGTACTCAGATCCGTGTCGGAGCTACTGCAAACGATTCTGATGCGTTTAACGCTGACAATCTGATTGCAGCTTTCTACGACGCAGCTGCTGCTATGGACGAGAAAGGTGTTTCAACTGATGGCCGTTGCGCCGTGTTGAACCCACGTCAGTACTACGAACTGATCCAAGCTGTTGGTTCCAACGGTCTGGTCAATCGCGACGTACAAGGATCCGCACTGCAAAGTGGTAACGGCATCATCGAGATCGCTGGTATCCACATCTACAAGTCAATGAACATCCCGTTCCTTGGCAAGTACGGTACTAAGTACGGCGGTACAACTGGTCAGGTATCTCCTGGTAACACTGGAGACTTCGTTGGACCTGCTCTGGAAGATGCCTCCGGCGCTTCTACAGGTATCAACAATGACTACGGCACAGCTACCGAATTCGGCAGCAAGTCCTGTGGCTTGATCTTCCAAAAGGAAGCAGCTGGTGTTGTCGAGGCAATCGGTCCTCAAGTGCAAGTAACCAGTGGTGACGTAAGTGTCATCTATCAAGGCGACGTACTCCTGGGCCGCATGGCTCTCGGTGCTGACTACCTGAACCCTGCTGCAGCTGTTGAGCTGTACGTTGGTGCAACTGCTCCTTCTTCTTTCTGATATTTATTATCAACTTATGGGTCTCTTCGGAGGCCCTTTTTTATTAACCTTATCGGACTCCCATGACAACGATTACACTCGATACCGAACTATCCGCAGTTAACTCAATTCTGGCGAGTATCGGTCAAGCCCCAGTAGCAAGTTTAGATTTTACAAATCCAGAAATAGCAATTATCCATGGAATAATCCGTGAAGTAAACATTGACGTTCAAAGTGAAGGATGGTCATTCAACACTGAAAACAACGTCAAGTATTACCCCGACGCATCTGGTAACTTCATAGTGCCCGTTAACGTAATTAGGTACGATGTCACAGATGGACAGTCAAACAGAGCAACGGATGTAGTAACAAGAAATGGTAAACTGTATGACAAAACAAACCACACAGACATATTTGATGGGTATCTTTGTTTAGACGTAGTCACCCTATACGAATTTAGCGATTTACCTTCAGTGTTTAGAAGGTATATTATTCATAGGGCAGCTGGAAGAGCAGCAGCACAGCTAGTAGTAAATCCAGAAGTTGTG